AAGATGGTTTGCTTCATCTATTTATTCCAATTGCGGAATCTAAAAAAGCAAAAACAATTAAAATAAAATAAAAGTTTTACCAAAAAAGCGTGTCCTAACGCAATATTATTCGTATATTCACGTCTAAATAAACAAGTTATATATGCCAGAAACAAAAATTCCAAAAAAACGGAAATCAATTCAAACAATTAGAGATCCTAGATTAGATCCTTATTTTATTACTAAAGATGAGTATAGCTATACTATTAAACAAGTAGTTACATCAGATGCTGATCATTTTAGAAGTAAAGGTAAAAGCAAAACTTATGAAAAAGCTTTGTATTATCACTCCAATATGGGTCAAGCTTTGAATAAAATATCCCAATTACAAGCTGATGGGGATAATTATAATAATTTAGATGATTTTATAGCAGAATATAAAATTATATCTGAAAAAATTAAATCATATACAGATGAATATAATGAAATACACAAACAATCAATTTATAAAAAATAACAAATGAAAATTAAAGCAATTTACAATGCATGTGTTGTAAAGCCTATAGAGGCTGAAGAAACAATTTATGGAAATATTATTGTCCCTGATATGGGGAAAGATACTAATACCTTCGGTGTAGTTATTTCTGTAGGAGACGGTAATTTTTCCTTTTCTGGGGTTAGAATCCCAACTCAACTAAAAGTTGGAGATAAAGTAGTATTACCTACACAGGGGTTTACAAAATTACCATTTGAAGGTGAAGAATATTTTGTAGGACCTGAAAATCAAGTATTAGCAGTAATCGAAGAAACAGTTGATCTAGAAGAAATAGTAGCTAATACAGAAGTATCAGAAGAAGATTTAAAAAACATCATAAAACATTAATATGGAAAATCAAATAAATTTTGGCAAAGATGCCAGAACAAAATTAAAAGTTGGAATTGATAAATTAGCAGATGCTGTAGTCTCAACTTTAGGACCTAATGGTCGAAATGTAGTTATATTTAAAGGAATAATGGAACCTCCACAATCTACCAAAGATGGAGTAACAGTAGCTAGTTCATTTGTTTTAGATGACCCTAGTGAAGAACTAGGAGTGTTACTTATCAAGCAAGCTGCAGTAAAAACAGCTGAAAAAGTAGGAGATGGAACTACAACTTCAACATTACTAGCTCGGGAAATGATTAACCAAGGACTTTCAGCATTAGATAACGGAGAAAATGCAGTGCAAATTAAAAGAGATATTGATGAATCCGTTAATCAAGTAGTTAAAAATCTTAAAAGTCTTATATCTGAAGACATTTCAGGAGATGAGCAACTAGAACAAGTAGCAAGTATATCTTCTAATAATGATATCGAAGTAGGTAAATTAATTGCTCAAGCAATTGATAAAGTAGGATTAGAAGGTGTAGTTCATATTGAAGAATCTAAAACCGGAGAAACGTTTTTAGAAACAGTAGAAGGAATGCAATTTGATAGGGGTTATAAATCTCCATATTTTGTAACAGACAACAACACAATGTCCTCTACATTAGATAATCCCGCAATCTTAATTTTAGACCAAAGATTAAACACTGTAAAGGAATTATTACCTATCTTAGAAGCAGTATCTGCTCAAGGTAAGTCATTGCTAATCATTGCTGAAGATATTGACAATGAAGCATTAGCTACTTTAATTGTAAATAAAATGCGAGGAACAGTTAATGTATGTGCTGTTAAATCCCCAGATTTTGGAGAAAGACGTAAACTAGTTCTTGAAGATATTGCTATTACTACTGGTGGTGTAGTATTTAGTAAAGAAAAAGGAATGAAACTTGATAAATTTAGTTGGGATTGGTTCGGTGAAGCTCGAAAAGTTACAATAACTAAAGACCAAACAACTATTGTAGATGGTAAAGGAGAAATTGAAGCCATTGAAAAGCGTATTGGAGAATTAACAACACAAATTGATAAGTCTACAACACCCTTTGAAAAGGAACAATTACAAAACCGTTTAGCCAAATTTGTAGGAGGAGTAGCCATTATTCATGTTGGTGGTAATACTGAGACTGAGATGTTAGAAAAAAAGGATAGAGTTGATGATGCACTTCATGCAACTAAAGCAGCAATTGAAGAAGGAATAGTTCCAGGTGGTGGTAAAGCCCTACTTATAGCACGTAAAGGAATTGATGTAAGTACTAGAGGTGGGCAGATTGTATATGAGGCGTGTAGTGCTCCATTTCAACAAATTTTAACTAATGCCGGAATTGAAAAAACTGATTCTTCTATTCTAGCCCGTGATATTATTAAAGATAATACTAATTGGGAATCATTTAATCTTAAAACAGGNTTAATCGAAAATTTTAAAGATGCTGGAATTATTGACCCAACAAAAGTAACTAGATTAGCATTAGAAAATGCTGCATCAGTTGCTGGAACTGTGTTATTAACAGAATGTACTTTAACCCAAGATAAAGACTCCAGAGAAGAAAAACTTAGACAACAACAAACACAACAAACACAACAATTTTAATTAATAAATAAAAAAGAAATGACAAAACAAGAAATTTTTGAGGTAATTGAAGAAAACTTTAATATCTTAGCAGCAGAAAACAATGGAACTACTAAAGCAAGTCAAGCACGAGCTAGAAAAGCAGCACAAGCCATTAAAAGAGTAATTACAGATTATAAAAAAGCCTCTGTAGCAGAATCTAAATAAGTAAACGGGGGAGTTTTTGGCTCCCCCATTTATTTTTCGTATATTGTATTTATGGAAAAACAACAGAAAATAGTAGAACAAAATATTTTAATCGCTAGGCGTGTCCCTCCTGGAGATAAGTGGCGTTTAGTTGCAAACGAACCAGATGGTCCTGTACATAAAACTCTAACAGATACTTTAGAGGCTTATATGACTAAAACAGGATTTAGAGGTGAATATAGACTAGCACCCTTAAAGGGGGAATTGTATGCTGTATCAACAGAAACAGTTACAGTAGAACCCGTACAAGAGCAAAAATTTAGTATTTACGGTGAATATTAATATGAAGGAAAACAGTTTACTTAATGAGAAATACCGTCCTACAACATTGGATAAGTTTGTAGGAAACGAAAATTTAAAAAAATCATTGTCTAAGTATTTAGAACAAAATGATATTTTAAATTTAATATTTTTTGGTCCCGCTGGTACAGGAAAAACTACATTAGCTAAACTTATTGTTAGTAATCTTGAATGTGATTACCTTTATATCAACGCTAGTGATGAGAGAGGTATTGAAACAATCAGAGATAAAGTACAAGGGTTTGCAAGTACTATTTCATTTGAACCTATTAAAGTAGTTATTTTGGATGAAGCTGATTTCCTTACTATACAGGCACAGGCTTCTCTTCGTAATATTATTGAAACTTTCTCTCGTACGACACGTTTTATTATGACTTGTAATTTTGTAGAACGTATTATTGATCCTTTACAATCTAGATGTCAAGTATTAAAAATTGTCCCACCTACTAAAGTAGATGTTGCTAAACATTTAGCTTGGATATTAGGGGAAGAAAATATTGGGTTTGACCCCCAAGACTTAAAATTAGTTGTTAACCAATATTATCCGGATTTACGTAAATGTATTAATACGTTACAATTAGCTAATACTAGAGTAGAAGATGAATTTCATCCTACAAATTATATGGATGTAATTCGTTTAGACAAATCAGTATTAGTATCATCTAATTATATAGATAAAGTAATTACAGCGTTATCAAATAAAACAAAATTTAATGATATACGTCAAATTATTGCAGATTCTAATAGTGATGATTTTGATGAATTATTCAGAGCACTATATGACAGAACATCTGAATATCTACCAGGTAAAGAAGGTACAGCAGCTATTTTAATAAATGAACATCAATATAAAGCAAATTTCCGTATCGACAAGGAAATAAATTTAATGTCGTTAATTCAAAACTTAATAAATAATAAATAAAAATTATGGAACAACCATTACAACAACCACAAATTGACCTTAACAATACAGAAGGTATCAAAAACTCAGAAGGCGGAAGCTTATTTCAATCTGGAATTATTTTAAGAAAAATTTCTAAATTTGTAGCAGGTACAGAAAGTGATGCTATTATGCCTATTCCTGTTTTTTTTGACCCTACAAATGGTAAACTTCTAAAAGATGGGATCCCATTAGAACTTAGGGAAGAACTCAAGGACGAACTTTGCTAGATGGATTCAATCTTTGATTGGTTAAAAGCAATTAACAACACCAAACCCCCAGCCGAATCTTTTACAGATAAAGATTGGGAGGTTTGGAATAGTTATATGATACATAGATTCATCAGTATGAATCCGGATTATATTGAAGTTGTTAATTATGTACAAGACTTTCCACCACAAGAGAAAGTAATGATTTATAATGTTTATAAAGAATTTATCCCTAAAAATAATAAATGGAATAAATATATTAAATCAAAGACAAAAGAACCAAACAAAGAACTAATTGAACATTTAAGGGATTATCTAAAGTGTTCAAGTAAAGAAGCAAAAGAATATATATCTCTGTTGGATACCACACAGATTAGTCGTATATTAGCGAATAGAGGATTAGATAAAAAAGAAATAAAACCATTATTAAGATGACAAAGGAATTATACACTATGTTAAAAACATCTGCTGAAGCAGATAAAGCAAAAGCATTATTATCACTTGAATTATTAGGTAATAAAGCAGTNGGTATTGGAGATCANTCAACAGAAGATTTTTANAAAAATGCTGAAGAAGCACTTATAATGTTAGTTGATGCAGATGATAGATTATCTGCTTTAGATAAATATTTTAATATTAACCGACCAGTACAAGTAAATGGGTGATACCGTTAAAAAATATTATGAAGATTTAGAAGACGAAGAAATATTTTCTTCTGCTCTTGCCCACCAACAATATAAAAAAAATATGAGCGATAGAGAAATTATGGATTCTAAACATCCACCTACAGCCGTGAGAGTATTCGAACACGAATACCCAGAACTATCAAATGAGTTTAAAAATATCCAAAAAGAAATGTATGAAATGTTTGCTCGCAAGCATATGGACTACGGTTTAAATAACATTGCTTTAGGTGGAGATATCGTTAATAATAGCGATGATAAGAAATTCTCATTAACTGGGTTGGCTATAAGATTAACTGATAAAATTTCACGTTTAAGAAATTTAATGGTTAATGGGAAAAATTATGTTGAAGGTGAAGGTATGGAAGATACTTTTATTGATATAGCCAATTATGGCATCATTGGGCTCTTAGTTGGGCGCGATAAATGGAAAAAATAGTTTGGCGAAAAAACTCCCAAAAATAGTAAAGGAAAT